CAAGAAAATATATATCTTGGTATTAAAGTAAGATATATATCATTTAGATGCCAGAACCCGGTAGTATAGAAAAACAAGTACTAGATACGAAATCCAATTATGTGAAATTCTCTTTCACTATCACTTATATTTTATTACTGACTACCGCGACTATTACGATTATTGAAGCAATACGAACAGCGGATCCGGTAATAAGGCATGTATTGAATTTAGAGACGTGTATTTCAGTAGTGGCTGGTTATTTTTATTCTGCATTCATGCTACAGATCGATGAATCGGAGAAAAAAGGAGAAGTCTATGATTGGTCGAAAATATCTGAAACGCGTTATGTAGATTGGTCTATTACAACCCCTATAATGTTATTAGTATTATGTATTGTCATGGGGAATAATATTAAAGTACCCGTATCCATTGGTGTTTTTCTAGTGATTTTATTTTTGAATTATATTATGTTATTTCTTGGATATTTGGGAGAAACACAAAAGATTGATCGTTTCACTGCTTCTTTTCTAGGGTTCGTTCCATTTTTCACTATGTATTACTTGATTTTCTCTCGATATGTGTTGCCCCGATACCGACTAGATAATTATATCATGTTTAGTTTTTATGTAGTGGTTTGGAGTTTCTATGGATTAGTATATCTTTTGGAAGAAGAAGGGAAAAATATTGCGATGAATATCTTGGATTTGATTTCGAAATGTTTTGTCGGATTGGGATTATGGGCGTATTATGTACGGATTTTCGTTGTATAATTACACCGTTAAACAATAAAAATGGTATGGTATAAATAAAATATATATCGGAATTATATATATTTTATTTTATTTCAATAATGAAAAATACTTTATACAGTATTCTATGGATATTTTCTCCCATTATTTTAGGATTAGGTTCATCGGCCCTTTTGATTCCTAGAAACAAAATACCAAGAGTACGTTCCAAATGGAATCCACCCGGATGGGTATTTGGAGTAGTTTGGCCCGTATTATATTTATTGTTGGGATATGCGTCATATTTAATATGGAAAGAAAACACGGTAGATAGAGATAAAAGTATAGGAAATATACTAGAAAAATATATTATTCATTTAGTTTTATTATTATTATGGTGGCCATATTTCGTGTATTTTCCAAACGCTATTTTTTCAACGTTTTCTCTCTTTTTATTAGCAATAAGTGCTGTATATATTGGATGGAATTTTTATAAAATAAATAAAACGGCAGGATATTGTTTGGTTCCATATATTGCATGGCTTTTTTTCGCGACTTTTTTAACAAGTCAGACGATCTATTAAGTATCTCTATAAAGAAAATACAATGTCAATAACGATATATTTACCATCAAACTTATGATACCTGCTACAATAAGAGAATTATCTCTTATAAAAAATCCATGTAATAACCAAAGAAGATTTGTAATTAGTATGAGTAATAACGAATAAAGTGATAAATCATTTACACTTTTGGTTATATAGGTTTTGTATAATTGAGGAAAGAGTTGAATACAATTTACAAGTGGAGCTAAAGTGGCTACAATCACCGGTATCATTATATATATACGAAAGACTAAGAACCACAAGACGAACCCAAGAACAATAACTGCAAGAATAATTAATATTTATATTCTAGTGTATTCCCAAGACCATTACTTAGATAAACGTGAAAGGAGGGTTCGCAAGGGAACCATGGGTTCCCTGCTCCGGCTACCAGTTATTTTTCTTCACCGTAATTTGCGATCCGGGTTTTTTCTTTTTGGCGTTAGTGGGATCGTAGGCTTCGTCTTCATCATCGGAACAAATTCCTTTCGAAATCTCCCAGAATTCTTTGGATCCTAGTTTGAAATTGGGCCGATTTTCGGCTTTGTACCAGAAAATTTGATCATATAATTTATTCGATTTGGCATTATTGTTGATAACTAAACATTCGTAATTCTCCGTTGTTTGATCCATGACGGAATTGAACGATTCCAAGGTCGGAAACATACTCGCATAATTCTCCCAAATACGTTTTCGATTCGACAAATAAGGTTCTCGCAAGATAAACACATAATCGATATTGGTTCTCAGTGCCGGAGGCACACCTAATGGATATTGCATGGTGATGATAAGCATCACTTTCCAATGTCTCAATTTATACCATTTTCCTTTAGATATTTCCTTCTAAAGTCATAAAATCTATGCTTTTTCAATGGGCATAGCATTCTCTCGAATGGGTTTAGACTATATCTTAAGGTATCATGAAAGTTGGTTAGACTTTTCAACCCCACGGGCATTTAGTCGTTGAACTATCACCATATCCTTACCAATAACGGACGTAGGTGACGAGCTGCGGATTTTCTCTATTTTATACCTTTTTACTATACCTTATGTGATTAACATAAGCCATTATCCTATTTCTAGAATAATTTAGTAGTATAAACCTAACAAGATGTCTCCGCAATTTGGACGTGTTGCTCATAGATTCGTAGAATCCATAAACTAGCCATTATTTTGTAATGACTCCGGCAAACATTTTACCGTTCATAAAGAGAAGACGCATTAATTTATCCCGTGTCCAGGTACTATCATAGAGACAATCGTCTAAAATAACAAAAGTCCGTGGATCGATCGTGGAACGTCGGGTAGTTTCCATTTCTTTTTGTATTTGTTTCATGACTGTTTTCTGGCGTCTTAATATATTTTCGATCAATACAGAACTATATTCATTATGAATGAACAATTTGGGAACATGAGCCGCATAAAACCCGTTACCAGCTTCTGTTCCGGAAATAACGGTTCCAATGGGAATATCTTGATGAAAATACAAGAGATCTCTCACAAGAAAAGTTTTACCAGTATCACGCCGACCGATTAAAACGATGACAGGCCCTTTATTTTCGTCGGCTTTAAATGTAATCCAACGCATATCCCATTTTTTCAATTCCAATGTCATTCTATATATGGAGGTATGTCTATTATTTCTATTGTTTTGACGTATTATTATTATACGGATCGGATCAGATCAAATAAATAATAGGATTTTTTCTTGCATATACACAAGAAAACATCCGCAGGTATAAATCGAATCAAGCTACCAGAAATACGAAAAATGCTCCTCTGAATCACGATGAAATTTCGTATAAAACCCATAATACGTCCATTGTCCCCATAAAGGAGCATATACTCTACTATGATTTCCGAAAAGAAGAGAACAAATCGAAAACGTACTTCGACTCAAAATGACCACATCGGAAATACACAACAAGAATAAATCATGGGATTCATCGATATTGCAAAGAACGCGATATTGGGTTTGAATCAAATCTCTAGTACTGGGACTAGAAATAATCACCACTTCATGATCTGGATAACGCCGTTTCGCATCTTCGATCTGTATTTCGACACGATCCATAGGAATAGGTGCTTGAATATTCGGATACTCTCCATAGTTATGTACATGTGACATTTCATCGAGAGAAGCATCCCGTTGTACCAACCCGCGATAATACTCCGCGGAAGCCGTACCATTATAATCCCACCAATCATGTACATCATCTAAACGCAAATGTACGGCGATTGTTTTCTTGGGGTCCAATGGTACAGAATACTTAGAAGAGATACTAGAAAAACAATCGGAACATATTTCCGGATATATTTCTCTCCAGTAAGCGGCGAAATCCATTTTAATTTTCTCTATTGTTTGATACATCATTTTACTCCAATCAAGATTCATTTGTGGAAAGACTTCGATAGTATCATAATATTCCGAAGAATGAAGATTATATCGATCTACAAACGAAAGAATGAATGTGATAAAAGGACTTTTGGAATAAGGTAAATTAGAAATATCATACCGAATATAATAATGAGAAGAATGTGCATAAAAAATCTGATTTAAATAAGACATAATATGAGCACCGAGACGGTTTCCTGGCTCACCATGTAATGTAATAAATGGCATTATAGTCGGAGATACCTTTAGGAAAAAAAGTGAATACTTTATATATTTTTTCTGGATCAATAAGCTTTGTAAAAAAGGTTCGTTCGAACATAAAAAAAGGAATAGGGATTAACAACATAAGTTCTAGTTTCCATATGACTGATATTTTTTATTGCAAATCCAAGAATATCGATTTAGAACATTTAGAAAAACAATATCGAGAGGATACACAAGAAACACATAACTACAACCCATTTCGTATTAAATATCTTCAGAATTACAATCCCATTTATGGATTGTTTTTCGAAATGAACGACAATAATTACAATTCTATTTCTCTCAATCATCCGAATCATTTTGTAGATTTACATACGGTGGTAGAAGAGCACACGAAACAACAAAAGAAAACTCCGATTCATATCAAATACGCACCATTATTAGATCCGATTCATTATTTAATTGGTAAATACGAAAAAGAACGTAATTTCTTGCAGAATCTCCCGATATATTCTTCTTGTGTGGAAAAAAAACGAATCTCCAAGATAGTGAATCAATCTAATTCTGCATATATCGATTGTTTTTTCAGTTATTTATCGAGTCAATTATATCATCGCAATAAATTCATTCATTCTGTCGATTTTTACGGATCTTATTTAGGAATTCAAGAGAAATTCCGATTCGATATTTCCGATGATTATGAATATTTATTAGATTCGGAATTCTTTTTTGAGAAAAAGAATGATTTATATGAACTTGAATCGAATTGTTTTTTACCATCTTCTAATTCAGATCTCTCTCCACGAGGAGGAGAGAGAGGGAATTCTCTTAGTTTGAAACCGAAATTATCTTTAGGAGAAATCTATTCGGATTTATCTCCAATCGATGCAGATATATTAGACTTAGACTTAGACTTGAACTTGAACTTAGACGAAAACATGGAAACAAAGATAGAAACAGAAGCCATCGAATCAGCATTAGAATTAGTATATGAAAAAGAACCGAGAGGGGAAGGAAACGAGGAGGAAGAAGAATATGACGATTCGGAAGAAAATAGTATAGAAAATAATTCATTCGATGACCTACCGAACGCAAACTCAAGTGAAACAGAAGACGCAAATGAAGGATCTAACAAAGGATCAGAAGAATGGTCCGATATGGAAGAAGACGATTCGCAAGAAGAAGAACCGCTGATTCATGTCTATATTCGCGATTTTCCAATACAAATGATATGTCTAGAGAAAGGTGAAGGAACGTTTGATGCATTACTAGAAAAGGATATACTAGGAGATGCCCCACTCGCCAGTGCGCTTTTCCAAATTATCATGTCTCTTGCCGCATTCCAAAAAGCATATGATTTCACTCATAATGATTTACATACGAATAATATTATTTATATTTCTACGGAATATACGCACCTGTCCTATACATTTCTTGGGAAAACGTACAAAGTACCTACTTATGGTCGTATTTATAAGATCATCGATTTCGGGAGAAGTATTTACCGATTCCAAGACAAAGTACTAGGAAGTGATAGTTTCGCACCAGGAGGTGATGCTCATGGACAATATAATTGCGAACCATTTTTCAATGCCCAAAAACCGGAAATAAAACCGAATCCGAGTTTCGATTTATGTAGGTTAGGTTGTTCGATGTATGATTTTGTTTTCGACGGATTAGAAGAAGAGGAAATACGAAGATCGCGAAAAAAATGGACGGAAGTACAGAAAACGATTGCGCGATGGTGTATGGATGATAATGGCAAGAATATATTATATAAATCTTCTGGAGAAGAACGATATCCGAATTTCAAATTATACAAGATGATTGCTCGAATGGTACATGCACATACTCCCGAAAATCAAATGGGCTTTTCTTTATTCTCTCAATATGATGTTTCGAAAATCAATAGCAATAACGACAAGAAAAAGAAAAAAGGACAGAATCCAAGATCCAATGAATTGATTTATTGGGTAGATATCGATGCAATTCCTAAATGCTACATCTAACCAAAGGTGTCTTCTACTAACCAAAGGTGTCTTCTACTAACCATCCATACACCTAAAAAATTGATGTGTTTTCTTGCAAGATAACCAAAAGATAACAACAACTAAAAACAATTCAGTACTTACTTTAAAGCTTAAAAACATTAAAATCACTTATAAAAATGCAAGACGTAGTATTATTTATTCCTCGTATTCTCCCAAATGTCACCAAGAAACAATTAGTCGATCGTTTTGCAGAATTGCATATTGGGAGAATTACGCATATCCAAGCAAAATATCGAGTCAATGAAAAAAAGAACGAGTATTGGTTTGCCTTTCTTAGTCTTTCGTTTTGGAATACGCTAGAAGGATGTCGTTTCTGGAATTCAGTAGTGGTATGTAAAAATACCATTTGTATGGATTATTTCGAAAAAGGAGTGACCAAGCATTTGTATTGGGAGATTCAATTATGTCATCGAAATAATGGTAATCTGAAAGGGGTGAAAGAGATATCGATCGAGAAAGAAGAAGTGTCTCCTACTCTTCCTCCTCTTCCAGCCTTAATCAAAGTCAGATGTATGGGATTATTAGAAGAAGGAGAAATCGACGAATCGAATCTCTTGGAGTCGAACCTTTCCACAAAAGATCATTTCGAAATATTTCAAGATTATTTGGAATTAGAGAGATGTATTTTTGGATCCAATTATTTATGTAAATTATATTAGAAAAATAGAAAAAGAAAAAAATAGAAAAAGAAAAAGACACATGTATAAACAATGAAATCGGTCATTATTTATACTTATTTTTTTTCGCCCTCGAGTAATTATAATTTAGCTTTTTTTGTGAAAAAGGAACTGCAAGAACGGAAAGAAATGGATTATATTATTGTCATCAACGGATTTGCCTACGATGAAACGATCGTTTTCCCTACGAATCTCTCGAATCTTACGATTATCAAGAGACCTAATGAAGGATATGATTTCGGAGGACATCATTCTGCATTATCTTATCTTGCATCTCACAAGAAAACATACGATTATTATTTTTTCATGAATAGTGGAGTGATTGGTCCGATTCTCCCAACATATTGGGATCTCTTACATAATCATTGGTCTTCAATCTTCATAAGAAAAATAACCGAGGTAGTGAAGGTGGTCGGTACGACGATTGTATGTTTGCCGGGATACGATGCAGGAGGATATGGACCGAAAGTCGAAGGGTTCTTTTTTATGACAGATGCGATTGGATTGGCGGTTCTGATGAAAGAAGGAACTGTTTTTTGTAATCATGAGACGAAATATGATGCGATTGTACAGGGAGAATATGGCGTCTCTCGAGCGATATTCAAAGGCGGGTATTCGATTGATTGTTTATTGCCGAAATACCAGAATATTGATTGGAGAGATCCTAAAAATCATACTCACAATCAACATCGACATCCTTCAAGAAAAGGGACGTATTTTGGACAGTCGATTCAACCATATGAAGTGATTTTTCATAAATGGTTTTGGCACGGAGAAGAGACGGTGCAATTCGAAACGATTCTAGATTATGTAGAGGAACAACCATGATCGAAGTATCTAAAATCCAGGTTCTCCTGTGAAAACGGTGGTAGTATCTGGGACGAAAATCGGTGTATCCGTAATAATAGAAAATAAATCGGTAATACCCTTGTCGTAATGCAAGATAACATATGCACTCGCAAACGAACTAGCGAATACCATGATCGCATCTCTCACAAACGATTTCAATGGTTTCATCTCTTCGTCTAAATACTTCATCTCTACGAACTTCATAATACAAAAAACGAGAGTGATGGAACCAGCGAAAATCAAGACTTTTTCCATTTTTATTTTTGGATATATACCAGAAATAAAAAAAAAGGTCGCATATCAAACGCGTAGGGAGCAGGGAACCCATGGTTCCCCCGCGCCCCCTCCTTTCACGTGGATATTTATAAGAATCGAAATATATATTTCTAGTGGGAATCATAAGAAGAATTGAAATATATATTTCTAGTGTGAATCGTAAGAAGAATCGAAATATATATTTCTAGTGTGAATCGTAAGAAGAATCGAAATATATATTTCTAGTGGAAATCATAAGAAGAATCAAAATATATATTTCTAGTGTGAATCGTAAGACCGTTACTAGAATAAACGTGGAAGGAGGGGTTGTAGGGGAACCATGGGTTCCCTACAGGGGAACCATGGGTTCCCTACAGGGGAACCATGGGTTCCCGGAGCTACAGATCCACAATTCCGTCTAGGGTTAAATCGGTTGTTGCTAAATCTTTATCTAAATCGAAAACATCATCGAGAGAAAGAGAAGCGGGTTCATCCATATGGATTTTGATTTTTTCTTGTGCTCCTCCGTCTTCATCCTCGTCCTCTTCTGCTTTTCTCTGTGCATTTCTCTCGGTACTGATTTTCTCTAAAGTATCGACATCTTTGGGTGCAGTTTTGGAAGTACCATCTGAAAGAACATCGACATCATTGAACGTCAGACGAGTCACGACCGGGGTATCGTCTAAATTCTGGATAGAAGGAACGGTGGTAGGTACTTCTTCCTCTAAGGATTTCACTTCTTCTTTTTTCTCTCCAGATTTCTCTTCACCTTTTTCTTCTCCGATTTTCTCTTCTTCCGCTTTCTCTTTCGAATCCTTCTCTTCAAGAGCTTCAATAATAACTTGTTCTTCTTCTTCCATGGATTCGTCTAAATACGCACGAATAATGGCTTCGGTAGGAATACTCTCTCGAATAGTAGTTAGAATCGATTCTTGAATCATGATTTCCAATTCGCGACCGTTTTTCTGGACTTGTAAATCGGAGATTTTCTTTTCGAACAAATAAACATTACGGTATAATTTTCTTGCACTATGGATATAAACACGATGCAAGAAATGATCTAATTTGGGAATGGAAATATCGATCTTCTTTTGTTTATTTCCAACACGGATACATGTGAGGACTTTTAACTGAATAATATGGACACAAGTAATGAGATCTTCTAGATAATTACACCCACTTCTCTCGATAATGCGTTTTCTCTCTTCTTCCACAATAACGGAATTCCATTGAGGAATACGAGATAACAAATTTTGAAACGTCATCAAGTATTTATTGGTTTCGTTGCTATCGACACATAATTTCCAAGACTCGTTGAAAATGGAATGAAACCCTTCGATTACGAGAGGTGTTAAAACAGAAACGAGACGCCCACACCATTCATTTTTAGATTCATGTAAATTCGAAACGATAAAATCATCCATTTTGTTCTTGCAAAAAAAGGATTTAGAAATATAATATATTCTCTCGACTTTTTTAAGTCAATTCGAACGATCATTGTTTTTATTTTTTCTTGCAAGAAACACCAAAACAAAACTATATCACAAAACCACACCACAAAACCACAACACAAAAAGGAGGGTCTGGCGAAGCAAACGATGGCGCAAGCAATACCTTGGTACTACATCGTAACCGGAGCTACATGAACGACACGGTACGTAGATCGGCCTTCGGCCGATTCCACAAGAAATCGACTAAATACATCAACAACAATTTCTCGCATCGGAATTCCGGTTTGATTTTGGAAAAACACATACACAAGTTCGATTTCTCATAATCGCTCCATAAAGAAGACGCTTGAATCCATGCAAGAAAATCATACGATGAAATCGCATTTTCATACATATCCGAAACGACGGATACCATGGTAGCATGATCCATCTCCCTTTTCTTTTCTCCTTCTTGTCCATGTTCCGAAAGAAGCAATCTATTCAAACAAGAAAAAGCAACAGTACGTTCTTCTTGATGAAAAGGATAGGTTCGTTGGATTTGCAATTGATGTAGATTCATTCTCTCGCCGGTCCTAGGATCGATATATTCCGGAACATAAATCTCGCAAAATCGCGAGAGAATCGGATTCAACAATTTATGTTTATTCTCGACAATAATGAAAAAACGAGTATTATGACTAAACAATTCAATACAACGACGTAAAGCGGATTGGGCATCCATGGTCAAATGATCAGCGTTCAAGAGAACAATCGTTTTAAACCAAATCCCGCTATTGAATTGGACATTCGTTTTGGCGAAGAATTTCAATTCCTCGCGAATGAATTTAATTCCCTTTCCATGTGCGCAATTCACAAACATGACATTCGCTTTCAACTTGGTCTCACTACCATGATAAATCTCTCGCAAGAAATCATTCACAATCGTCTGTTTTCCGGAGCCCGAAGCACCATAAAAGATAATATGGGGAATGCGATTCGAAATATAGAAGGAATGTAATTTCTCTCGAATCGATTGATGGATATTTAATTT